GTATAAGAGGGATAGATCAAAGAGGAGAGCACGGAAAATAAAACCGATCGCGGAATTATCTAAACTCATTCAGGTGATAGCAAAGGGTAACGATCTGTGCTTGGTCGCTGAGAAGATGGCGGATGCACATATCATGCTTGATCATTTAAAAGCTGTATATTTCAATTCTAGAGATGTGGAAACATATCGAAGGGCAAAATTGGAACGGTTAGATTGTAGATTAGATAAACTAGAAGAAGGAAAATTTGCTTAGTGGAGGAAATTAAAAATGGCTAAATTTTGGATTATATGGACGTTAATAGTATTCATTATATTGATGGTTGGAGAAGGTGTCCCTACGGACTACAAAATAATATTTGGATTCGTGTGCGGAACAATATCTGGTGTTATGTTCATCCCTAGATATGCGGTAATACGAGTGATTCATGAACTAAAAAATAAGGGGATCGTCGAGAATGAAAAAACAAAAGATCCCAATCCCGAAGGAAGATCATGAACAATATACATTCGTTCAGTGGCTAGAATATAAACGAATATCTTTTATCCATGTTCCGAATGGTGGTAATAGAAACTATGTTACGGGTGCAAGACTAAAGGCACAGGGAGTCAAGGCAGGATTTCCAGATATAATTGTGTTTGATATCCCCCCAAAATTACCGACGTGTAGGGGCGTGGCAATTGAGATGAAACGGATATCGGGATCGAAGACGTTACCAGATCAAAAAATATGGATTGAAAAATTAATTGGTAATGGTTGGTTTGCAGTGGTGTGTGAAGGGGCAGAAAAGGCGATTAAGGTCATGACTGAATTGGGATTTTAGGAGGGGTTTAATGTTTGATATAGTTGAGTTAAAATCACCATTAGCGAGTGCAAAAGCTTATAGGGTTGGAAATTGCACGGTCATGGTCGGTCAAGAAAATGGATTATGGCACTTATCTATTAGTAACCAAGAAAGATATCCTGATTGGGATACGATCAAGTTCGCAAGATATCAATTATGTCCTAAAGATATATTAATGGCGATGATTTTACCCGCAGAATCGGAGTACGTTAATATCCATTCAAATTGTTTTCATCTTTGGCAACTTAAGGAGGAGTCACCCATTGTCGTTGTTAAGAAAAAATCGAAGATCGTTTTACCGTAATGGCAAGTGGAGCGATGATCGGTGTATGTCCGGTGTGCGGGGAAATAATATGGGAAGATGAAGAATGGGTGATGGATAAATATTTCATGAAACATATTGAATGTGATGGAAAATTAATGAATGATCTAGCATGTATTATAAACAAATTGACTAGACATCAACAATTAAGAGTTATGGCATTGTTAGAACTAATTATCACAGACGAATAAAAAAGGTAAAAGAGTAAAAGATGATAAGAATACGACTTGGACAGATGGTAAGAATCTAGCGTGATGCTTTTTTATTTATCCAATCATCATACATATTGTAGGAAAAGAGGGTTGGAAGTGGTTAAGAAATGCGGTAATTGTGGACATCTTCTCCCGCACAAAGGAAGTATAGCTGAGAAAACGTTCATGAAAGAATTGATTAATGGTGTATGTGAGTTAACAGGGAAGTCCATGGTTGGGTCACTTATTGCGGGTTGTTTCTATTGGTGTGATAGATCTATGGAACGGGAGGAGAAAGTGAAAAAGAAATGAAGAAGAAAATATGTATCGACCCGGGCCATAACGGATATGGTTTTGATACTGGTGCAGAAGGGTTCGGATTAAGGGAACAAGATCTAACTTTAGATATATCAAAGCGGATCGAGGTTGGACTAAAAAGAAATAATTTCGAAGTGTTATTGACTAGAAATGGTGAAGTTGTGCCGGGCCAGATCAATAGCGTTACAGATTCACTTCGAGCAAGATGTGATATAGCTAATAATTTCAAAGCCGATTTATTCATTACGATCCATATAAATTCAGCCGGAGGAACTGGTGTAGAAATATTCATCATTGAGCATAATGGAGAGGCCGAAGTTTTGGCGGAGAAAGTATTACCTCATTTATCGGCATTAGGATTTACGAATAGGGGAATAAAGCAGAAGAATTTATATGTGCTTAAATATACTGAGATGCCAGCGATCCTAACTGAAAATGGATTTATAGATAATCAAGCGGACGTTTTAAAATTAAAAGATCCGACATTCAGACAAAGAATAGCGGATGCCCATGTTCGGGGGATCTGTGATTATTATGATCAAGATTATAAGGGAGCTGAGGAATCAATGCTCAAAATAGCGATTATTAAATTTAGTCCAGAAGATGAGTGGGCAGCTAAAGATATTGATGCGAAGTTCGGAGGAGTGGCCAACTTCACAAGGCAAGGGGTAAATAAGATCATCCCGCCGGATGCTATGTCTGCAGAACAATTGATTATTATCGGAGGATTGACGATAGGACATAAGAATGAGATCTTGCTTTCGGGTAAGGATAAATATGATACCGCTGCAAAGGTTGCTGATTATTTAAGACAATGACTGCATAAAGAAACTGATTGGTGGAATCCTGTAGATGAAGAAATGTGGAGATAATTTAAATAAAATATTGACAAAACTTCTCTTTAGGTATATATTATGTATATACATTTTAAATAAAGAGGAGTTTTTGTTTTATGGAAACTACTGTTGCTAAATGGGGAAATAGTATCGCAATAAGGATTCCGTCAGCTTTTGCAAATGGATTGAGAATTAAAGATGGTACTCAGGTAATTATGGAAGTAGAGAAAGGAAATATTATAATTAGGAAGAAGAAATATGATCTTAATGAATTATTATCTAAGGTGACACCAGAAAATAGGCATGAGGAAACTGATTGGGGAAACCCAGTTGGTAAAGAAGTATGGTGATAAATTATATACCAGATAAAGGTGATGTAATTTGGATAAATTTTGATCCTCAAGCTGGAAGAGAACAAGGTAGGTTGAGGCCGGGGCTAGTATTAAGCCCTAAGAATTATAATGAAATAGTAGGTTTATTGATAGGTTGCCCAATAACAAGTAAAATAAAAGAGTTCCCATTTGAGGTAAGGATTCCAGAGGGATTAGAAGTGAAGGGAATTATTCTTGCGGATCATATAAAAAGTATGGATTGGAAAGTCAGGGGATCATCATTTATTTGCAAAATACCAGAAGAAATATTGGAGGAAGTTTTATTAAAAATAGAAAATATAATTTTCTGAAATAGTGAATATATCAAAGGCAGACCTTAAAAAGTCTGCCTTTGATTTTGGAAGTTATTAACATGTTATATACAGATTGTGGATAATTATTTGTCAGATATAGAAATTATAACTAGAAAGTTACATAGTGACAGAATTTATTTAATAGAATAAAATTAGGACAAAGCTATAAAATTAGAAAGGAGTAAAATGCTAATGGGTTTAGTTGAGGGTTTTTATGAAGACTTAAATGAACTCAGAGCACATGTCGAAGTATTGAAATCAGAATTATATTCACTAGAAGCGACTGGTATATCTGCAATGAATTTGGAAAAGGTTGGTACAAGTTATAATATATCTAAGCCAACTGAAATGGATGCTCTTAATTTAATTGGGAGAAGGAAAGAGTTGGAAGAGAAAATAACTGTGATATATCAAAGATTGGAAATATTAGATGGTGCATTAAAAGCATTAACTCATTTCGAATTTGAGATCATAAAAAGAAAAGTTATAGACGGAGAACCGTTTTATCGGATATGTGGTGACATGAAAATTAGTGAAAGGAATGCAAGAAGGACTAAGGCGCGGGCATTGGTTAAATTAGAAAGAACTATATATTATGGTAAAAGGATCATTTTTTAAGTTGTGGCAGAAAATTGGCAGAGTTTTGGCAGGGTTTTGTCCGTATACATTCTGTAGGAACTATGCTATATTTAAGGTGTAATAGTTAGACAAGTATACAAAACGGCTTCTTTTGAGGTCGTTTTTGCTATTTTTATGGGGGTTATTTGGTTTTTGGAAATGAGGAGAGAATTAATTTTATGGAAATGAGATTAGTGGATATAGATTTAATTAAGTTAGCGAAATATAACCCGAGGAAAGATCTTAAGGCTGGCATGGAAGAATATGAAAAAATAAAAATGAGTATTGAACAACATGGATATATTGATCCGATTATTGCTAATAAAGAAACTGGAAATATTGTTGGAGGACATCAACGGTGGAAAGTCCTCAAAGATTTAGGGTATAAAGAAATTGATATAATTTATATTGATGTTGATTTAAAAACAGAGAAACTATTAAATTTAGCTTTAAATAAAATCCAAGGTAATTGGGATATGGAGAAGTTAAAAGATGTTTTAAGTGAAATACAAGTTGAGGGTTTGGATGTTGAATTAACTGGATTCGATATAGGGGAAGTAGAAAAAATGATTACTGATAAGTGTTCTAGGTTACTTAATGATAAAGAGATAGATACAAAGGATTTTAATGACAGTTTTTTTAATTGTAAATGTCCAGAATGTGGATTTTATTTTACAAAATAAAGGAGTTTAACATTTGGATATGAATTGGAAATGGAATTTCAGGGAATTAGATGATATACCAAAGAATAATATAAATGTTTTTACTTGTTTCTCATGTGGTGGTGGATCAACAATGGGTTATAAATTGGCTGGATGTAATGTTATCGGGAATTTAGAAATTGATAAAAATGTAAATAAAATTTATAAAATTAATCATCATCCCTTATATAATTTTGAAATGGATATTCGGGATTTTAAAAATATTGAACGAGAAAAATTACCAAAAGATTTATTTAATTTAGATATACTGGACGGTTCGCCACCATGTTCTAGTTTTTCAATGCTAGGAAATAGGTCAAAGGATTGGGGTAAAAAGAAAAAATTTAAAGAAGGACAAGTGGATCAAGTTTTGGATGATCTTTTTTTTGAATTTATTAATGTGGTAGAAAAGTTAAAACCTAAGATAGTAATTGCGGAAAATGTTAAAGGTTTAATTAGTGGTAATGCAAAAGGTTATGTTAAGGATATCTTAAAACGTTATAAAGAGATAGGTTATGAAACGCAAATTTTTTTACTTAATGCGGCACTTATGGGAGTGCCACAGGCGAGGGAAAGAGTTTTTTTTATTTCTCGGAGAATTGATCTTAATATGCCAAAAATAAAGTTAAAGTTTAATGATAAGTTGATTACTTTTGGAGAAGTAGAAAGTAAAATAAAAGATATATATGGTAAGAAAATTACTCAATCATTAAGAAAATATTATTTTCAAACTCCTGCAGGTGAGGATTTGAGTTATTCGCATCCAAGGGGTATGTATTATAGTTTTAGGAGACTCCATAAAGATAAAGTTTGTCCGACATTAACTGCATCATCAGATAATTTAATCAATTATAAGGAACCATATTTTATTTCAGATAAAATGATTACAACACTTCAAACATTTCCACAGGATTATAATTTTATGGATGCAGTTCCAAGATATATATGTGGAATGAGTGTACCACCAATTATGATGAAGAGGATTGCTGATGAAGTTATAAGGCAGTGCTTTAAAAAGGGGGGATAATTTTAGGTGCAAATTAAAAAGGTTTTAATATCTGAGCTTAAAGAAGCAAAATATAATCCGCGTAAAGACTTACAACCGGGCGATGAAGAATATAAGGCCTTGAAGATGAGTATAGAAAACTTTGGTTATATTTCTCCGATTATTGTTAATGCGCATAGTATGGTAATTGTTGGAGGACATCAACGTTTGAAGATACTTAGGGAACAAGGATTGAATGAAATCGATGTATTAATAATAGATATAAATGAACAAAATGAGAAACTATTAAATTTAGCTTTAAATAAAATCCAAGGTAGTTGGGATATGGAAAAATTGAAAATCATTATAGGAGAATTAAAAAATGATGATTATGATATGATTCTTACAGGGTTTTCTAATGAGGAAATAGATATTTTAATTAATAACAAGCAAGAGGTTAAAGATGTTGATATATCAATTAATGATAATAGTGGATTATTAACTGTTTGTCCAAAGTGTCATTATGCCGGAGAAAAGGATATGTTTCTATTGGATTAATATAGAGGTGATTTTAATTATGCCTAGGCCGACGAAGTTAACTAAAGAAAAGCAAGAAGAAATAATTAAATTAATTAAAATTGGGCTTTATCTGAATACTGTTTGTGAATGTGTTAATGTTGATTATGCTACTTTTAGAAGATGGATACAGAAGGGTGAAAAGGAACGTTCGGGGATATATTGCGAGTTTTGCGAGGCAGTAAAGAAAGCGGAATCTGATGCAGAACTTAGAATAGTAATGAATTGGCAACAGCATGTAAAGGATGATTGGAGGGCGGCACAAGCTTTTTTGGAGAGGCGTTATCCGGAAAGATGGAGTCGTAAAGATAGGCATGAAATTACAGGATCTGGTGGTGGGCCGATAGAAATAGAAGAAGTCCGAGAACGGCTTATCCAGAAATTTAAAGTATTGAATATAGGAGGGGATGGTGCTAAGTAAAGTGCTATATTATTTTTTAGGGGGGTTATCAAATTTGAATCCAATGATCGAGAATAATTATAAATACCATCCACCAAAGCCAGGACAACCTGAAAAGTATTTTGAAATTCGAGAAAAGGCAAAAGAACTTGCATATATGATCAATAGTTTATGTCCGAATAGTAGGGAAAAATCTTTAGCGAATACAAAATTGGAAGAAGTCGTGATGTGGGCCAATTCTTCTATAGCGAGGGGTTAGAGGGGGAACTTATTTAATGCCATATTGCTTTACAGATAAGCAAATTTTAATTTCCGGTGGGACAGGAACTTTCGGCAGAGCGTTTGTAAAATGGATCTTGGAAAAAGAAAAACCGAAAAGAATTATTATTTTCTCAAGGGATGAGTTAAAGCAACATGAGATGAGAATGAACGGATACGATGATGAACGTATTCGTTTTTTTATTGGTGATGTGAGAGATAAGGAACGCCTTAGAAGGGCGTTGCATGGTGTTGATATAGTAATACATGCTGCAGCCCTAAAACAAGTTCCTGCATGTGAGTATAACCCTTATGAGGCAGTTAAGACAAACGTGATAGGGGTTCAAAATTTGATTGAATCTGCGATCGACGAAAATGTTGAGCGAGTTATGGGTATAAGCACAGATAAAGCATGTAGCCCTAGTAACACATATGGAGGCACAAAGTTTTTATCTGAGAGATTATTCATTAATGGAAATGTATATGCGAGTGGAACGAAAACACGTTTCAGTTGCGTGCGGTATGGCAACGTAATTGGATCGCGTGGGAGTATTGTGCCACTCATGATAAAGCAGAGGGATGAAGGGAAAGAGATCACAATCACGGATATAAGAATGACAAGATTCTGGTTACAACCGGAAAAGGCGTGTGAGGTTGTGGCGAGTGCGATTAGGACGATGTATGGTGGAGAGATATTCATCCCGAAGATTCCGAGTGTTAGAATTCTTGATTTAAAAAGAGCTATAGCTCCTAAGTCGAACAATAAATTTATCGGCATTCGAGAAGGGGAAAAATTGCATGAGGCACTTATTAGTGAGCAAGAAGCCCCAATGACGATTGATGCTGGTAAATTTTTTGTTATAGAAAGTCCCCAAAATTGGTTTCAAAGAGGCAGGATCGAGGGGGAACCGTTCAAAAAAGCAAGATATGTAAGTGATGAGAATGAGGATTTCTTGAGTATCGAAGAGATTGCAAAAGGTATTTCGTAAGCCATTACCATAGAGATTAAAAACATTCGTGATGAGCGAACCATATATCTAGATTAAAAACATAGCGATTGAGTGAGCCAGTGGAAAGGGATAGTAACATAACACCTGAGCGAACCAAGGTGCGTGAGAGTGCCAAACAAGTCGAGTGAACCAATGCAGTTGATCTTTTCAGATTGGAAGAGTGATCCGAAATAAGAGAAAGTAACAAGTGAGATGAGTGAGCAATTGTATAGAGGTTTACCCAACATAGATGAGCGATCCAGAATTTGAGAGTGAATCATATCAACTGAGAGAGTCATAATGTGTGATGATAGCAAAGAAAACGAGCGAATCAATCCCCAAGAGATGACCGGATGCTTGGAGTGAGCCACAAGGGAGGAGAGTACCAGTCCTTGCGAGTGAATCAGCCGTCATGAGTATCCCCAAATAACGTGAATGAACCAATTGTCATGAGTGTACCCAAATAACGCGAGTGAACCAAATTATCCGACGAAAAACAAATTCTATGAGTGAGCCATATTCGTAGATTGAAACATTGTGTTAGAGCGATCCCATTTATTTAAAAATCTGACCGGAAAGAGGGAGTTACCCTTTGAGATTAGGAACGTTTGATATTTCGAGGACAGATATTTTAGAATCGCCGGAATTAGTAATGGCAATCACTGGCAGAATGTTAATATATAGGGCGGAAATGATGTTCCATAAAAATTCAGTTGAGTACATAGCTGTGTCGGATCTATTCGATGAGGTAGAAAAAGGGGAGTGTCCTCTTGAATATCTTATTATTGTTGAGAAGACAGAGGACGAAACCTATGTGGTTTCGGCATGCAGGAAAGGAAAAAAAATAAGGATGTGATAGAAAACGAAAATAGAGACTAATCATATTTATAATATGGATTGTCTAGAGGGCATGAAATATATAGCAGATAAATCTATTGACATGATACTCTGTGATTTGCCATATGGTACTACTAACTGTAAGTGGGATATTATCATCCCTATAGATAAGTTATGGAAACAATATAAACGTATTATAAAAGACGGTGGTGCAATATTATTATTTGGGAACGAGCCTTTTAGTTCTCAAGTAAGAGTTAGTAACATTATTTGGTATAAATATGATTGGGTTTGGGATAAGGTAAAGCCTAATGGTCATTTGATTGCCAAATATAGACCAATGCAACAAACTGAAAATATTTCAGTATTTGGAGCAGGAAAAATAAATTACTATCCTATTATGACACCAAGAGAAAAGCCTAAAAAATCAAAAGAATATAGTAGGACTGAAATCATGGGTGGGAATACGACTGACAACGAAGGTAAAATCATCAAAGATAAATATCCAAAGACCTTAATTACCTTTTCCAATGCCTCACAAAAAAATAAATTGCATCCCACACAGAAATTAGTCAAATTATGTGAGTACTTTATTAAAACTTACACAAACGAAAGAGAAACAGTCTTAGACAACTGCATAGGTAGCGGAACAACAGCAATAGCTTGCATCAACACAAACCGAAACTATATCGGATTTGAGTTAGATACAGGCTATTATAATTTAGCAATAGATAGGATTCGGGTTTATAAAGATATGAAAAGAACCTGAAATGAGGTGATTGAGTTGTCATGGATTGCGAGAGCGGGAACGACGTTTGGATCTAGTTCGGATTACAATGTGTTGATTGGTTCGATAACTCTTTTGGGTGGTTCAGCGAAAACCTTCACGACATGCGATCGGTGTTGTGAAAGTCCGATGTGTTTACTTGGATCAGATTCTATCTGTGATGGAATAGGGAGTAATGCTCAAGGACACAATGTGTATTTTGCATTAACATCTGGATTAAAATTTGCTAGTAGTGCGCTTGCTCAGAACTATTGTAATTTAGTTTCATTGATTGTTCCTATGAGCCCGGTGAATTTTGAGGAGTTTACTCAAGACCAGTCACAGCATTTTCATATACCTCAAGAAAACAGTACTGGTGTAATAGTTATTAATACAACGACGTTTGAAAACAGTACCTATAATCGGAATTTTTGTTATGAGATGGCATTCACTACGTGAGTGCTTTAATTTTTTTAGTGGGGGAAGCTTATGTTAATTCTGATTGATGAAGAATTTAAGAATTTATGCCCACCTCTATCAAATGAGGAACGAGAAAAATTAGAAAATAACATAATCATGGATGGTTGTCGGGATGCCCTAGTTATCTGGAAAGAAGAGAATATATTAATCGATGGTCATAATAGGTATGGAGTATGTACAAAAAACGAAATACAATTCAAAACCACAGAGTTAAGCTTTAAAACACGGCAAGAAGTAAAGAGTTGGATTATAGAAAATCAGTTAGGCCGAAGGAATCTTACACCGGATAAATTCACTTATATGCTTGGGGAATTATATCTGACAAGAAGGAAACCAAAAGAAGATAATCTTCGTCAGGGTAATTCCCCGAACCGACAAAATGACGGTTCGGGGAATATTGCCCAACAAATTGCAGATGAATATAAGGTTAATCGTAGGACAGTCGAGCGAGCAGCAGAATATGCCAAAGCCGTTGACAAAATAGCAGAAAATTTAGGCGAAGAAGCTAAGGATAAAATTCTTAATGGAGATATTCAAACAACTAGAGCTGAAATAATAGAAATTGCAGAAAAGGGAAGCACGGAAAAACAAGCAAAAATTCTAGATGATCTAGAAAAAGCAGAAGGAAAGACATCTAGGGTGCGTATGAAATCAATGGAATTGATTGAGGAAGATAATGACAGACCCCATATATCATATAATTCTGGGGAAAATGAATGGTATACACCGGAAGAATATATAATTGCAGCTAAATTAGTCATGGGGTGGATAGATCTAGATCCTGCAAGTAGCCAACAAGCAAACATTATTGTTGGTGCAAACAAAATATTTACTGTTGATGATGATGGGCTAAACCAGAATTGGTCGGGAAAAGTATGGTTAAATCCACCATATGAAGGTAGATTAATTTCACTCTTTTGTGATAAATTGATCTACCATTTTAGTTTATCGGAAGTTACGGAAGCATTGATTTTGGTTAATAATGCAACTGAAACCGAATGGTTTTATAAATTAATAATGACATCAAGTGCGGTAATATTCCCTAAGAGAAGAGTTAGATTTTATGCACCAGATGGAAGATTGGCTGCACCATTACAGGGACAATCAGTTATATATATGGGTTGTAATCCTGATTTATTTTTGAAACACTTTAAGCCCTTTGGATGGGGAAGTAAATTATGACGTTTGATGAAAAGCTTAAAGTTGGAAAAGTGGGAGAAAGTATTATAGCAAATTATTTTAAAAATAAGGGGTTTATTATTTTACCTATTTATGAACTTGAAATTAAATCTGGAAAAGGGCCTCAGATATTTACATCCGAGAAACAATTAATTGCACCAGATATGTTCATCCTTAAAGATAACAAATGTTTCTGGATTGAAGCGAAACATAAAAATGCTTTTACATGGCATAGGTTAACTAATCGTTGGGTTACTGGTATAGATATGAGACATTATCAAGATTATTGTGAGGTTGATAATCTTACCCAATATCCAGTTTGGTTAATGTTTTTACATAAAGGAGGAAAAGCAAAGGATTCACCAGATAGTTCACCGTCTGGATTATTTGGGAACACATTATCATATTTGCAAAAACATGAAAATCATAGAAGTGATAAATGGGGTAGACAAGGAATGGTGTATTGGTCTATTGGAGATTTGAAAAAAATATGCCCATATGAGGGAGATGAGGGAGATGAGGAACATTGATTCCCTATGCTAAACACCATCTTGAAGAAGAGGACATCGAAGAAGTTGTCCGAGTGTTACGGAGTAAATCGATAACCCAAGGTGAGATCATTGAAGCATTCGAAGATGAATTCAAGAGATCGGTAGGATCTAAATATGCTGTAGCAGTTTCAAGTGGAACGGCAGCGCTTCATATGGCATTAATGGCAGCAGGGATCGGGCCGGGGGATGAAGTGATCGTGCCGTCCATGACGTTTGTGGCGACTGCTAATGCCGTTAGGTATATGAATGCAAGTCCAATATTTGCAGATGTGTCCGAAAAGACGCTCTTGATTGATCCAGAGGATGTTGAAAGGAAAATAACCGAGAGGACAAAGGCAATCATTCCTGTTGATTTTGCTGGTCAACCCGCGGATTATAGTGAGCTCAAGGAAATAGCGGAAATGCATGGTCTTAAAATCATAGCAGATGCATGTCAT